AACCTCAAGAGCACTCCTTCCAACTAAAACCTAGAATATTTCTAGGTCAGGGGGATGGCCTCCCCTGTTTCGGGCGATTAACTCAGCGGTAGAGTGCCTCCTTTACACGGAGTAGGTCGGCGGTTCGAATCCGTCATCGCCCATTAGTGGTATAATAATATGGAAATCAACGTATACGATAACAAAGGCAATGTATCAAATATCATAGAAGTAAATGATACATTAGAGTATGTAGATGGTAGAGTTAGTAAAGGTGACAAATATTATTACAAAGGATTAGGTCTTCCTTATCAGTGCCATCATATTCAACCAGAAGATATGTCTGATGAATATGAATTCATCGATGTTTGTGATGTTTTCTATATTGGTAATATAGTCTCTAAAAAGTCTTTCGCTGGAAAGTATGGTATCTTTCAAGAGAAATACCAAACCCACTTTACTGATTGGATTGGTGCTTGTGGTGTAAAAGAACTCAATATCTTTGAGAACTTATATGATGAAGGTGGATTTGAGTTAAGTGCTATTGATGTATTTGAATATCAAACCATTGATGAGGAGAACCAGCAATACTATCTTAAGGTTGATTATCCAGAAGGTAGAGATAACTATTTGACGAATCCAAATCCTAAAGAACTTAGAACATTGCTTGATTATATGATTCAGGAAGATTGGAATTTTCCTTGGGATAAAAACTCAATCTCAGATATTAACTCAAAATCAAAAGTAACAGATATTGCTGATATCTTTAAGTCATCAGATCTTTCTCATAAGATTGGAAGTGTATATTCTGTTCTTCAAAGTTTATATAAAGCAGACATAAACCAATACGCTGAGTTTTGTAATTTAAATTCTTTATCTCATTCTTCAAACAGAATTAGTTTTATTATCAATATCCTTGCTCTTTTGCAGTATAATGATATTGATATTAGATTCTTATATGACAAGACACCAATTGAAACTTATAAAAAAATAATTTTTGATTATCTAATTATTGGAAAGAACTGTGGTTTTTGTGGAGTTGGTAGTTGTAAAAGACGGGAAGACTCAAACAAATCATACGGAGAAGAAATTAGAGAAGAATATATTAGGAGAGCAAAACAAGAACTAAATATCTAAATACTTAAAAAAGAGTAAGATGCAGACCTTATATAAGTTACTTTCTGATACTCAGGCAAGTCTTTTTGTTCTGTTTCAAAAGACTTGGGTATATCACTGGAATGTTGTAGGAGATGATTTCAAACAGTTTCATGATCTCTTTGGAGAGCAATATGAAGCAATGTTTGGTGAGATTGACAGAATCACTGAACATATGAGATACTTGAATGTAAAACCAGTTCCTACTCTTTCTAGAATTACTGAAGTATCCCATATCTCAGAAACAAATAGTGGACTAGATACTATGGGTATGGTTCGTGACTTGTTAGAAGGACACCAAAAGATTGTTGACCTTCTAACTCAAGTATCAGAAGAAGCAGAAACTCAAAAGTCAAAAGGAACTATTAACCTTGTTGATGATTTAAATGAAGCACACGGCAAATTTATCTGGATGTTAAGGTCATTTACGCAATGACAGGATTTATGAATTATGATTATCGTAAGATGCAAAGATTGCAATAGAGAAATAACTAGCACTAATAAAACACAAACTTGTGGTTGTTCAAATATGATGACTGTAAAGGGAGATGGTGTATCTGCTGTTGACTTAAGTAGAGTGGTTATGGTAAACTCTACACAGAAAGAACAAAAAAATGTTCTTTCATCATCAGACCTTGCCTATCAAGAGGCAAGAAGACAGCGAAAAGTCCGTAAATTGGATTTTGAAATTCGCTAAATCTTTGGAAAGGTGGTCGAGTGGTTGAAGGCTCCAGTCTTGAAAACTGGCGAAGTGAAAGCTTCCGTGGGTTCGAATCCCACCCTTTCCGTTACATAGAATACTGATTTAATATTTTCTTCAGTTTTCTGTATAGTAGTGTTACAAAACACTGACATTTGATTGACGTTTAAAATTGCGTGATTAGTATATAGTAGTACTACTACTAAAATCCCAATGGATCAACATACTTATGAGAATTGGGTGAAAATCAAAGCAACTTTTGAGGAGTCTGGGAACACTAATAACATGTTTTATTATAGAGCGTGTGAAATTGTAAAAACAAAAAAAGACCCTTTAGCAAAATTTCTTGGAGATGAGAAATGATGCATGAACAAGAAGAATTTATTACACGTTCTGAAGTTCAGGAGATGATTGATGCCGCAATACGAAGACACAACCGTAATGCTTCTATCATTAGTATGTGCGTCGGTTGGGTGGTTCTTGCTTTATTTGCTGAGGGACTTTTGAGATTAGTTGGAGTTATTCCACCATTACTGCCATGGCTCAAAATCACATTGAATTAATTGGAATAGTTTTCCTTTTGGTGTTTGCTGCCACCATGTTCTATCAAGGAACATGCATTTTGAGAAATCATCGTGGTTATTCTTTACGTGATTACATGAAACAAGACAGCGCAAATATGCGTAAAAGAATAGAAGACTTACTCAAGGACAAATGATTTCTTTAACGGAAAAAGATTTACGAGAACTACAACAAAGAGTTCTTCAGCAAAAAATGAATGAACTCTTTGAAGAACCATCAACTTACGAAGACGAGGATGAAGATGATTAAAACACTTTTTCTATTATCAATCATATATTTTTCTACGATTGGTCTGTGGATTTATTGGGGATTAACCCATGCATACCAACCATAAACAAAGATATAACTTTGCTATGTCTGCTTTTGTGAGAATGTATGGATACTCTGTGATACATAATCATGATATCAAGCAGTTCTGCACTGAATGGTCTAACTGGCAAGTAAATGCTCCATTATCAGGGCTTGACGAAGCGGACCAATACTTGTATTATGAGTACAAGAACTGGAGAGGAAGATGATTTTTCATCTAGTTGAAACACTTGCAGCAAGTCCAATTTGGTTGGGTCTTTGTGGAGCAGGCTTGACAGTAGTTCCAATCCTTGGTATTATATACATACATTCAAAGAACAACGGGGCGTAGTTCAGCGGTAGAATGCTGGTTTTGGGAACCAGAGGTCACAGGTTCGATCCCTGTCGCCCCGACTCATAAAAATCACTTTATGAAAATGTATCAAGAACTAAACGAACTTCAATCATTTACAGTTGAAGAGTTTCAAAAAGATTTTGACAAACTTATAGAAAGAGTTGAGAACGGTGAATCATTTATTATACGAGATGGAAATAAAAACGCTGTGATAGTTCCTTACAATGAAACCATAAAGTACGCAATAGAATCTAACGTGGATGATGAATTGATACGTCTCCACACCGACCACGAAGAAGGTTCGTGATTTTCTTGGGAGTATAGCTTAATGGTTAGAGCGCCCTGCTTATAACGGGGTAGTCTGGGTTCAACTCCCAGTACTCCTACCTTGCTCCTTTAGCAATCTGGTGAATGCAGCGAACTCATAATTCGCCTGAGGCGTGTTCGATCCACGCAAGGAGCACTTGACAGAATCCCTGTCAAACCCTTATAATACTAAGGTCAACATTCAAAACAATGACTCTTACAGCAAAATTCAAGAAAGATGTGCAAACCCTTCGTGGTGCAGCAAATGGTGATTTCTACCTTGATGTAAAGAATCCGAAACTATACAAAAAGGTTCGCCGCTACTACGAAAACGAAGGTGTAGTATTCTCTGGTGATCCTCTTGATGACTATGAAATGCTTATGGAATACGTCGCTAGTGATCTTGAATCAGTTGAAGTAGCATGAAGACTAAAGTTCTTTTTGAACGTGAAGGATATCGCTTTGTAGAAGTTGGTATTCTTGAAATTAACGGTAAACCTGATTACCGTATGCAAAAACAAAATGAATACACCAAACGTTGGAATGACATTTATCTCTTTGATAATGGTTTACAATGTACTACTGCAATGGAAGACATTGAATATGCGAAATGGTTAGACCCAGATAGAGTTCCATGCTACGTTAGAGATGATGATTAAATAGACACGGATGGTCTATAACAGCACTGGTCGGGAGCAAACCCCTTTATGGCAAAATCTGATTTATTCAGATACATTGGCAATATTCTTCTTTTGTCGGGATATTTTTTCCTGCTTTGGGGAGATATGCAAATTGGATTATTTGTAAAATGTATTGGGAATATTTTTGTTGTTCCCTTTGCAATCAAATATAAGTTTTGGGATATACTTTTCTTATGTGGATTTTATGCTGCTATTGAAGTACCAAAACTAATCCAACTTTTCCTAGTTAAGTAAAACTAGGTGGTGGAGTCAATATGACCCCTTGGTTTCTTGCTTTTCCTCAAGAGCAAGTGGTGCGGATGGGGAATTCTTTCTCCGCCTGGTTTCCAATTTCCAGTTAAAGAATTGGTGGCGAGCCTGAGTTACCGAGGTGGGTTGCATAAACCCACCTTTTTTAGTATAATATATAAAGGGAGTTTAATGCAATCTATGAGTGATTATACGAAAACAGCACTTGTACTTGGTGCTGGTGGGTTTATTGGAAGTCATATGGTGAAGAGGTTGAAATCAGAGGGGTATTGGGTTCGTGGTGTGGACCTTAAGTATCCTGAGTTTTCTGTCTCTGAAGCAGATGAATTTATTCAGGGAGACTTGCGCGACATGAGTTTTGTTCGCCGTGTTCTTGAATTCAAAGGAGAGCA